GCCGGCAAGACCGTGCCCGAGTTCACCCACGAGGAGCTGTGCGCCGCCATCGAGCGCCACCAGGGCGACCCCGACCCCGTCACGCAGAGCCTCGTCCGCAGCTGCTGGCGCGAGTGGGAGCGCCGCCACGGACTCGCCGAAAGCTGATCACGCCCCGGGGCGGCCGCCACGCCTGCCAGCAAACCGGCCGCCCCGGGCCCTCCACCACCCACCAGAGCAGCAGAGGAGCCCATCATGGCCTACGCCAACGGAACCGAGCAGCAGCCCGAACCCCAGCAGCCCGAGCCGGTCGTCGTCGAGCGCGGCAGCGGCATTAGCGTGATCTGGCCCCAGCCGGAACCGCAGCCACAGCCCGAATCCGGCCGCTGACCAACCCGCCCGCCCCAGGAACTACCCGGGGCGGGCGCTCCCGCGAGAGGATCAGGAACATGAACCGCCGTCCGTACCCCGACCGTAAACGGGCACTCCACCAGTTGTGGCGGCACAGGCAGAACGGTCCTGCCGCTGCCGACGTGGTGGTCACTCTTGCAATCGGCACAGGCCCGTTCGTAAGCGCCGTCCAGCAGGCTCAAGCCAGCTTGGTATTCGCCTGGCACCCTGACCTGCAAGCGATGGACGGCGTGCTCGACAACCTGTACCCGGAGATGGACAGATGACCGCTGATCTGGTCGCGTTCCTCCGTGCCCGCCTCGACGAAGACGAGGAACGTAGCCGCCCGGGACAGCCGCCACGCCGCTGACCAACCCGCCCGCCCCGAGTGCTACCCGGGGCGGGCGGTCCCGCGAGAGGATAGGTACGTGATTCGCATCTTCCGCAGCTGGATCCAGGCGCCCGGCTTCGTCGAGGTCATGGCCCCGTCTCTGTTCGCCAGCGCCGTCCTAGCCGCCTTCGTGCTCGTTCTTCGGTCGCTGGCATGACCGTTCGGCCTGCCGCGTTCGAATGACGCAGTGGCCGCCCTGGGAGAGAATCAGGGGGTGACCGACACCAATCGTGCCTTCCAACTGCCCGACGACCCCGAGCCGGTTGCCGACTGGCACTGGATGATCACGGCCACCTGGACAACCGGCGACCGGTCGGAGACGCGTACGCTCGAAGGCGTCATCACCCAGTACGAGGGCGATACCCGCCAGGACCTGGTCCAGTCCGCGCAAATTGCCTTCGCAAACCGGGTGCAGCGCGACAAGTTCGCCATCAACCTGTTCCAGCTGGAGCCCAACACCCTGGCATCCCCGCGTGAGTAAGGGAGCGCACCAATGACCGACGACCTGGCCGTGTTTCTTCGCGGCCGCCTTGCCGAGGACGAGGTCGAAGCGAACAAGCACGAAGCCGACGGCACGGACGAGCCTGGCTACTGGCTTGAGGCCCGAGCTGAGACGCACTACCCCTGTAACCCGTACCTGCGGATCTCCAAGGCGCGGGCGCTGGCCGAGGTCGACGCCAAGCGACGCATCCTGGTCGCCTTCGAGCAGGCAGGCCAGAACAAGTGGCCAGACGACCCCGACATGATTCTCACCGTCAAGCAGCGGATCACGAACCAAGCGATCGGCCGGGAAGACGGGCTGATGACCGCTATCCGCCTGCTCGTGCTGCCGTACGCCGACCACCCCGACTACCGGCCTGAGTGGAGGCCGGACGGAGAGCCGCTTGCGGAGTGATCGCTTCCCGTCGTAACCTCGGCTGCAGCAGGTAGCCCCTGCCCAGAAACGCCCCGAAGGCCCCGCAGACCACCGTCGCGGGGCCTTCGTGCCGCCCGGGGAGGTGCCGTGGCCCGCTACCCGAACCCGCCGCTCACCGGCATCCACCCGGACGACATCGCCGACCGGGCCGGCACCGCCACAGCCTTCGGCGTCAGCGAGTCGACGGTCAAGCGATGGACGATGCTCGGCCTGATCGAGGCGCTCCCCATCCCCGAGGGCCCGCACCTCTACCACCTGCCCACCGTGGCCCTGGCCGAGCGCCGCTGCTGGCTCAACGGCGCCGACCGGACCGCGCGCGGCGGACGCCGCCCTGGCTGGCGCGTCGGACAAACCGCCGCCTAACCCCCAACCCTCCCCACCACCTTGGAGACCACGTGTCGCCCGCCGACGACTTCCACGCCCTCGCCGTCAAGCTCAAGGCCGAGGGCCACCACCTCGCCGACGAGGCCCACGTCCTCTGGAAGCGCCTCCGTGGTGACGAGGCCGACCTCACCACCGAGGTCAAGACCGACGCCCACAAGGTCGCCATCGATGCCGGCCCCGTCGTCGCCGAGGTCAAGGACGACGCCACGTCCATCGGTGGGGACGTCGCCGAGGAGGCCAAGGCGATGGGCACCGAGGCCGTCGCCGACGCCAAGGCCGCGGCGGCCGACATCGAGAAGCCCACCCCGCAGGCCTGACCGAGGGGAGGTGACCGGTGGCTTCCCGCCGACCACCCGCCAACCACCGCGCCGCCCACCAGGTCCCTGTGGTCGAGCGCCGCCGCGCCGCCGTCCGTCTCCGCATCGAAGGCAGAAGCTGGCAGGAGATCGCCGACGCGCTCGGCTACGACTCCAAAGGCGGGGCCTGCAAGGACGTCAGCCGCGCCTTGCAGAAGGCCGTCACCGACCTGGCCCTGCCGCTGGAGGAGTACCGGCAACTCGAACTCGACCGGCTCGACGCCATGCAGGAAGCCCTCTGGCCCAAGGTTCTGGACGGCGACACCCGGTCCATCGACACCGCCCTACGCCTCATGGACCGGCGCGCCAAGCTCCTCGGCCTCGACGCGCCGACCCGCACCGAGGGGGTGCTGACCCTCGATGTCATCGAAGCCGGCATCGCCGCCCTCACCGCACAGGTCGACGCTGCTCGAATACAAGCTGAACCGGCTGACTGAGCTACGGCGGCTGATCGAGGAACGGGACCGGCTTACCGCCGAACGCCTGCGCAACATCGACGTGTTCGATCTGCTCGGGTACGAGCCGACCGCCCGGCAGCAGGCGTTCCACGACGCTGACGAGTTCGACGTCCTCTACGGTGGCGCGGCTGGCGGCGGCAAGACCCGCGCGCTCCTCATGGACGACCTGCGGGACTGCATGCGGCACCCCGGCATCCGAATCGGCGCGTTCCGCCGAACGTACGGGGAGCTCAAGGAGTCCCTGCTGGCCGAGCTGGCCCAGGTCGGCTTCGCCTCGGCACTCGGCGCCAGCTGGAACGGCACCGAGTACGAACTTCGGTTCCCCAACCACAGTTTGATCATGTTCCGGTATGCGGAGTCCATCAAGGACGCCTCACGCCGCCAGGGCGGCCAGTACCAGAAGCTCACCTTCGATGAACGCACGCTGACGCCGCCCGACGTTGTCGCGTTCCTGGAGAGTCGGCTCCGCTCCGGCCGCGTCGAGCTTCCCGTCCTCGGCATCCGCTCGGGCACCAACCCGGGCGGCGCCGGCCACGGCACGGTGAAGGCGAAGTTCATCGACGCCACCGCCTATGGCACCAAGGTCATCACCGACGTGCGAGGCCGTACCGTCCGCTTTATCCCGTCCAAGCTCGCCGACAACCCGCACGTCAACGCCGAATACGCCGACGACCTGCGCAACCTCCCCGAACAGCTCCGCAAAGCCTTCCTCGACGGGGACTGGGACTCGTTCATGGGCCAGGCCTTCGGCGAGTGGTCCCACGACCGGCACACCCTCGACCCGATCACCATCCCCGCCGAGTGGCGGCGCGTCATGGGCATCGACTGGGGCTACGCAGCCCCCTGGGCGGCACTGTGGCTCGCCATTGACGAGGACGGCCGCGTCTGGGTCTACCGGGAGCTGTACGCCCGGCAGGTTGGTGAACAGCAGCAGGCGGAACGGATCCTGGCAGCCGAGGCCGGCGAGACTGTCGGGCCGCGGTGGGCGGATGACGCCATGTGGGCCACTCGCGGCGACGCCAAGCCGATCGCCCGGGTCTATGCCGACCACGGCGTACACCTCACCGAGGCCGGCAAGGGCGGCCGGGTCGCCGGCTGGCAGCGCCTGCGCTCCTACCTCGCCGACGGGCCCGCCTGCCCGCACCACCGAGCCCAAGGCCTCAACGTCTGCCCACGGCTCCACGTGTTCCGGACCTGCACCAACCTGATCCGCGAGATCCCCGCCCTCCCGTTCGCCACCAGCGGCGACCCCGAGGACGTGGACAGCACCGCGTCCGACCACGCCGCCGACGCCCTCAGGTACGCGCTGATCAACCTAGGCGGCGGTGCCTCCCTGCTCCTCCACGACGAGAAGCAGACACCCGCCGATGACCTGCTCCAACCGTTCGGGCCGTACGCCGTCCCAACAGAGCTGATGCCCGCCCGGTTCGACGGCGCAGGCTCCACACAGAAGTCGCCGTGGGCGTAACCGAACAGACCGGGGGTGGGTAGTGGCCTGGTACGACCGCCTGCTCCGACGCCCCGCCGTCGAAGCCGCCGTGCCTACGGCCGCCGGCAACACCCC